TTAAATATCAAGCTTTGCCGATTGAATAGTACCACTAGCTTTTAGTATTGTTTTTGGTAAATATTCTTCGGTTTGCTTAATTGAATAATGCCTTGCTTGATTACGAACATCAATTGTTGGGATTCCTAAATGTAAATAATTGGTAATTCCTGTATCTTTTAAAGAGTACCATTGGTAAAACTTACTAAAATTTAGCTTTTTTTTGTATTTACTCCAAGTATCCGATATTTTTTTAGGTTCTAGTTGAGTTTCTCCGGGTTTAAAATTATCATCAGAAAACAGAAAATCATGATTATTAGCATTTTTTAAATGATCTATTAAAACATGTATTAATTGGCTTGGAATCGTTACTACTTGCGATTTTCTATTTTTGCTAACATCGGCTGAAATACTAATAATTCCATTTTTTAAGAGAACATCAGCAACTTTTAATTTAGATAATTCAGTTCTACGGATTAAGCAGTAAAAAGCGGTATAGCATAAAGCGAAGTAGTGCTTATTGGTTTCTTTTAAATGATTAAAAATTTCGGTTCGTTCTTTTAGTGGAATAATAGTTCTTATTTTTTCAGAAACTCTAATTTTATCAATATTCCCTGTAAAATCTACTTTTAAATGCTCTCTTTTGATTAGCCAACGATTGAAAAGCGATATAAAACCTAAATAATTGTTGTGTGTTCTGGCTGAATTTTTGCGTTCATAAAAAATCATATCTAAAAAATCACGACAAAATTTCTCATTAAAGTAAGAAACGGCAGCGTTTTCTTGTTTTTTGGCAATTAAGTATACTTTTAGGTTTTTAATGTAACTGGTGTAAGCTCGTAGCGTATCTGGTCGCAAAGAGTCTTTTTTTGTTTGTTGTTCTATTTGATGTAGATAATTATCAAAGACCTCAAACAATTTTACTTTTTTTGGTGGTTCTTGTTCTTGTATTGGCGAGTTATTGACACGGTCAAACGGAGTCCAACCTCGCATTAATTGTTGGTTCAATCTAATTATAATAGATTTTGCATAGATTCTTCTTTCTTTTTTACATTTGAAAGGTCTTACTCTATGCCTTTTTCTTTTTAATCGATTATTTGCCTTTGTTTCGTAGGGGTCTATGGCGTAATACACAATTTCCCAAACCTTATTTTCTTTTAATTCAGCAGGAATATAGTCTATAAAAGGTATTAGCGTTGCACGGTTTTGAAGTTTTGACATTTTTTTTTACGTTGATTTTTTAGAGTAAAATCAATAGTAAAAACAATGTGTTTTGGCGAGTCTCTGACGCATATTGCGTTTGTAGCGAGTAAAAACAACAAGAAACCCTTTAAAATAAAGGGTTTCAGGGTTTTTTGGTAGCGAGAAGCAGACTCTAAACCCTCGCAAACAATATTATTAACTACTGATTATCAAGTACTTACAAAATCAAAAACCGTGTTTTTTCGGTGTGTAATGGTGCGTTTTTGGTGCGCGTTAAACGCTTGTAAACATATTATTCACAAGCGTTTACGTAGTGTATTTACTCTTTTTCGAGGTCAACTTCTTCAAGTAAACGTTCTAAATCGTTTGCTAAATCGCCGTTTTCCTCGCCGATAGTTAAAGTTATTGTAGTGGTAGTGTTTTTCATATTGTTGTCCTGTTTTAAAATATTCGCTATTGCTATTTTTGTAAAACATTTAAAAAACCTAAACCATGAAAGAAGTTTCAGTATTTTTACAAAAAATCGGATTTAACTTAAGTATTCATTCAAATGATTTCAACGGTTCTTACATTTCTGATAATGGAATTGAAATAGCCGTGATCTATTTTGATTCTGTTCTTGGTATAAAAGCAGAATACAAAGGATTGAGTAGATCGTTAATTGATAGTTCAAGAATTAATTCAGTAACAGAATTAATTTATATTTTATCAAGAAATGTTTTTATTCAAAATCGGCTTCCTGCTCTTTATCAAGAAATAATTCTATCGCAAACTTTGTTGAACGCAAAACATCCATAATATTATCAACATTATTATGTGATTTTTCTTTATGAAATGTATCAGAAAGTTTAATAGATGTTTTCAATTGATTTAATGACTCAGAATTTGGATTCTTGTTTTCAATTATAATCACCGCTTTTTCGGTTATTTTTTGTAATTCGGTCATTGTATAGTTTCCGAATTCTGTTTTTAATTCAATTTGAAATAATAATTCTTTTAATTTTTTTTCTGTTTTCATTTTATCATTTCGTTTTCCAAATAGTAAGACCTAAGCCGTCTTCATCATCATAACTAATCATTAAGTTTGGTTCGTGTTTTTCATCAGTATAACTTCTTCCTATCCAAAAACCTTCAAGTAATTCTTGTTTGTCATTATTCGAAAACTTACCGCCCTTACTTGAATCTAATCCGTAATATGAAAATAAATTATCAACTAACTTTTTCAAGTTGTTAAAATCATTTTTATTAAAGTTATCAGAAGAGAAAAGAAAATTCTTACAACCATTTTTGAAAACTTTAATAGTTAATTTATTAAACAACCCTAATTCTTTGACTGAAAATCTCGTAACATAATCTTCAATTTCATCTCCAGATGCGTTTATTTCTGTACCTTCTTTTTTAAAATTACTATCTGGAACAGAATCGAAATCCATTTCAAATAATTCAAAAATAGATTCAACTTTATTTTCTGTTTTACTACTACTTGTTAAAAAACTAAATATTCCCATTTCAATTTCCTTTTAAATTATTCACTTTTTCCTATAAACTACTTTTAACCTACATCTTTACTAAAAGCATCTCCTTCCATGCAAGCCAGTAGCTTTTCATGGAGCAACATATTCTTATCTAATTGCTCGTAATACATCTGTTTGTAATTTTTCATTTCTTTTTTCATTGTATCTAATTTGTGTGTGTTTTCTTCTTTTTCTGATGAAACAACCATTTCGCCTTCATTAGTAATTAACCAGCGAAGATTTAATTCGGGATATTTAGATATAATTCTCTCTATAGAATTGGAGTTAATACCTGATAACTTCTGTTTTCCTTTAAAATTAGAGTAGTTTAATTCTAATTCTTCAAAAAATTTTTGATAGCTAACCCCTTTGTAATTAGCTAATTGAAGTATTCTTTCTTTTATGTTGGTGTTTTTTGTATCCAATTGTTTGTTTTTTAGATAGAAAAGTATCTATATTTGTATCATCAATATATCACTAAGGTATTACAAAATTTAATAATAAACAATAGGGCATTTATATGATAACAAAAGCAGAAAAGGAGCAGATACAGGAGGTAATTGGATTTCGATATGTAAAACCAATTCAGGAGCATTTAAATAGTCAAGGTCATTTAAATAAAGATGGAAAACAGCATTCAAGACGAATGATTACAAATGTTATGAACGGCGCAACAAACCACGCCGTAATTGAAAAAGCTATTTACGAAGTAGTTGTAATCAAGAAAGAAGAAATTAAACGTAGAAAACAAATTTTAAAAAGATAGAGTTTTAGTTTGAATTTACTCCTTTTGGAGGAAACTCAAATATTTGAACAAGCTCTATTCGGGTATCGTTCAAAATTAATAAAAGAAACAAATTTTAAAATAAATAAGATGAAAACAACTGCAACAGAATTTATTTATCAAGATACCGAAATACATTTTGCATTCGAACTGGATGGAAATGTAATGGTAAATGCCACCGAAATGGCAAAGGCTTTTAACAAAAGACTTGATGTTTTTTTAAAAACAGACCAAACAAAAGCATTTATGAAAACACTCGAGTTTACACCTTTTGGTGGAAACTCCGTTCCTTTAAAAAGAGATGAAATTATACAAACAAAAGGTGTAAGCGGAACTTTTTTTACTAGAATTTTAGCTTTAAAATTTGCTGCTTGGTTAGATGTTGAATTTGAATTATGGCTTTTTACTGCTATTGATGAATTAATGTTTGGCGAATATCGAGTTCAAGAAAAAGCTTTAGAAGAAACTTTAAAAGCTGAAAAGGAAATGGAAGCGCTGGCTTTAAAATTAGGTGAAAATGAAGATTTTCAAAAATTACAAGACTTACAGAATTTTGTTAAAAAGAAAAATTCAGCAAAAATAAAAGCGCAGAAATTAAAGAAGTTTCAAATTAAAATGAATTTGTAAAAATTAGAGGACATGGAAGAAATGAAAATAGTAAGAGAGTTATTAAGTTTTGGGCAGGCAATTGAAGCTTTAAAGCGAGGAGGTTTAATAACCCGTGAAGGATGGAACGGAAAAGGAATGTTTGTGTTTCAGCAAGTACCTAGTGAAGTACCAATAACTATTGTTGACAAAATGAAATCATTACCTCAGGCAGCAAAAGATGTATTTAAACTTCGGTTTATTCTGACACCAAAAATAAACACTGTAAAGTACAGTAATCAGTTAGCAATAGTTTACCCAGATAACTCTATTTATGGATGGGTAGCATCTCCTTCGGATATTCTAGCAAATGATTGGATTGCATTAGCTTAATAATCAAACTCCCGCCACGGCTTTGTATGGTTTCGACACCATAGCGGGAACTAAAATAATCAAATATAAACAAGATGGATTTAAGTAAAAAGATTAACGAAGTAGCAACAGCATTAAAAGCTGAAATTTTAGCAGGGAATTTTACGGTGGTGAAAATGGATTTAGAGCTAGATTATCCTAGCGTAGTAAGGATATTGATAGCTGAAAAGCATGAGCTATGTCTTTTTAGCGATAAGTCATTTATGGATTGGATTCTTAAAGCTGAAAGAGGTTTTACTAAATCTGAAAGCATTGATTTTTGTCATTTATTAAAATTAAAGGAACGAGCGTATAAAGATTCTTTAATCAAAGAGAAACTTAACGAAATCGAAGCTTTAAAAGCTAAGTAATATGAATGAACTTATAGAAAGTCATAGCGAATTACTTGCAATTGTACAGGCTTATGCAGCTACAAATCAAAGTAATTTATCAAAGTCGAGTTATTTAAAAGAAAGGATAACAAGCGCCATAGCGAATGGTATAAAAACAAGAAAATCCGTAGCGACAACTACGGATTCTTAAAAATATTAACACTTAAAAGGATATCAAGATGATTAATAGCAGCAAAAATACAATATTTCCAACAACTCCGCAACTTGCAGGAGTAATGCCTAACGATAATAACATCGAGTTTGTAGGCATTCGAGACACCAAAAGAGTGTTGTGGATCCAAAATGGTCACACGCAATACTTCACAGATTTACCTATTAAATTTTTCAAACTATTAAAATCGGCATACTTAGCCGATTTTAAAGCAGTAGAATTTTTATCGAAAGTTACCGAAAACCTACATCATCAAGTTGAGTTATTCACCTACTATATGTGGGGTGATTTAGACAGTGTTCCTGATATAAAAGATGGGAAGCTTGGGAATTCAGAAAACTTTAGAGATCAACAAAATTGCCCATCGCTTTTGTGGCACTCGAAAAACATAAATATAAACGACCATATTTTAACGCCCCGCCAAATTATTATTATGGATTTAATCGGCGAAAATGCTCCTGACAAAGCTATTGCGGCTGTGTTGGGTATTTCGCACAAAACGTTTGATTTTCACAAAGCAAATTTATTTAAAGCGCTTTGTGTTCATAGTAAAATGGAGTTGTTCAAGTTGGCGTTTACGCACAAAATAATTGCCTAAAAAAAATGAAAATAGAAAACAGAATTGCCGTTGATTTAATTAGATACTATCAACAACAAGAAGCTTTAATAGCTAACAAAAAAGAATATACAGGTGTTGCCTTTGCTCTTTTAAATTGCAAATACACCTACGAAATAGAACGGTTAAGAATATTGCTAAATGAAAAGAACCCTAAAAGATTGCAGGAAATTGACACCAAAAGAGCAAATGAGATTACAGTTACAAAAGGAATTGAACATGTCTCAAACAAACCGATCAGGTAAATGTATTCCTGTAGGTATAATAAAGAAAGCGGATAGGTATTTACAGGAAATATTAGAAAACCTGGCAACGCCGCCGCCATCATCAAAAAAAACGCTTACTCTTAAAGAGTATATAGAATTAGTAAAAAGAAATAAGTTATGAAAGAATATCCGTTCGCAGATGCCATTCTAAATCAAACAGATGGTGGTTTGCAAATTATAAAAGATTACTATCCAGACGTTGCATCCATATCGGAATCATCATCTAAGAAATTTAAAATCAGATCAGGTGAAAAAACAGCTTCAGCTTCATTAAAGCAAACAGATAAAGGTGTTTGGCTAGTTATGGATTTTGGAAACTGGGAGAAACCAAAGAACGCTTTAGGTGTTTGTATGTTTGAAGATAACTTGACGTTTGGAGAAGCCTGTGTAAAAATGGCGAAACTATATAATATTCAATATAAGAGCGTAACACATACGGCAAAACCTGTTTTCACAAAAAGAGCTAAAACAGATAAGGAAGTTCCTGGAACCTATGTTTTTAATTATAAAGATGAAATTTCAGATAGTGAATTAAAAGTGATAGGCCCTAAAGTAACAAACGGCGTTGCTAGTCGGTTTAAGTTGAAGTCTGTAAAATCGATGACTTACATTACTAAATCAAACGAGGCGGTTACTACTGAAAGCACGGATGATTATCCAATTTTCGTTTATGATTTCGGTACGTGGCAAAAAATCTACCAACCTAAAAGCGCTGATAAAGCTTATAGATTTAGATACGTTGGAGGGCGACCTGCTGATTATATTTTCGGATTAGATGATGTAATTGAAGCGCATAAAAAGCACTCGAACGCCATTTTTAAAGAAGCTGAAGACGGTAAGCCGCCGAAAAAAGAAGCGTTAAAATTAGATAAAATAATTATCGCGTCTGGTGATCGCGACGCTTTAAATATTGCTTCTTTTGGTTATTATGTTGTTTGGCTTAATTCAGAAACAGCGACGTTTCAAAGTAGTTTATTTAAGCAGTTAAGTGAATTAGCAAATGATGTTTACAACTTGCCTGACATAGATAAAACAGGTGTAAGGCAAGCCGTTAAGTTAGGTATGCAGTTTTTAGATTTGAAAACAATTTGGTTGCCTACTTATTTGAGTGAATCTAAGGATTGGCGAGGGAATCCTCGTAAAGATTTTTTAGATTTTGTGAATATGAAATACAGTAAAGAAAAACCTTTTATTGTTAAATCAGCTTTAAATAAATTAATAGCCAATGCTTTACCAATGAAATTTTGGGACGTAATAGCTACGGAAAAAGGGATGAAATACGTGTACAATATCGTACACGCAGAGCATTTTTTAAAGCATCAAGGGTTTTGTAGAATGGAAACACCTTTTGACAAAGAGGAGTATTGTTACATCTTTATTGATGGAAATACGATTAAAAGAACTACGCCCAACAGGATAGAAAATTTCATGAACAACTTCTTAGAGCAAAGACAAATGTCTATTGCCTTAAGGAATATGGTGAAGAAGACACCGTATTTAAAAGAAGCGATGCTATCTAAACTCCCACTGGTTGAAATTGATTTTCAAGATTCTGATGCCAATACTCAATATTGGTTTTTCAAGAAAAACGTTATCGAAATCAGAAAATCAGGGATAAAAGTTCATGAAAAAGGCGTTGTAAGTAAAATGGTTATCGAGGAAAAGGTTATTGATTTTCCGCAAAAAACAACAGATCGTCAGTTTAAAGATGCTTTTAACGAAAGTCATTTTAAAATAGGTAAAGATGCCAATGGTAATTTAGATATTGATGTATTAAAAAAAGACAATAAGTTTTTAAATTTCTTAGTAAATACAAGTCGTGTTCACTGGAGAAAGGAGTTAGAAGGTAGTTTCAAGCCTAGTCAAAAAAATGAAGCTGAAGTTTATTTTAAGCAAAACAAATTCAATATAGCAGGTCCGAAATTATCTATAGATGAGATTTTAGAGCAAAAACAGCACTTAGCTAATAAGATTTACGCAATAGGATATCTACTGCATAAATATAAAGTAAAAAGTAAAGCTTGGTTTGTTTTCGGTATTGATAATAAACTTTCTGACATTGGCGAAAGTCATGGTGGTTCTGGAAAATCGTTGATGTATGATTATTTAGAAGTGATCATGAAAAACCAATTCTTTATACCAGGGCGGTCGAAGAAAGCCGTGGATTCTGATTTCTTACTTGATGGTGTAACAAAAGATACTGACTATGTCTTTATCGACGATATGAATCAATATTTTCCGTTTGAGCAATTCTTTTCAGAAATCACAGGTAAAATGAAAGTAAATCCAAAAGGTATTAAGGGTTTCACGATTAATTTCGCTGATTCCCCGAAACTATGTGGAACATCTAATTTTCCGCCAGCGAAGTTAGATCCATCAACCAGTAGGCGTATTTTGTTTACTGTAAATTCAGATTATTATCATCATAATAAAGATGGTGAATATGAGCAAACAAGGCGTGTTTCTGATGATTTTGATGGGAAAGATTTGTTTAACGATTTTACCGAAGCTGAATATTTAGATTTTTATGTTTTTTGCGCGCAAGCAATTTCGTTTTATTTGGGTTCAAGTGAAAAAATAGACCCACCAATGAATAACGTAAACAAGCGTAATTTAATGGCGATTATGGGTGATCAGTTTAGAGAATGGGCCGCTGTTTATTTCTCTTTAGATAGCGATAAATTAGATCAAATAATCAGTAAAAATGAAGCGTGGAAAAACTACAAGGAAACTGATGGTAAGAAAGGTGTAAACGCTTTCAAAACATCAGTGATCGCATTTTGCAAATTGAATGATTGGGTTTTTAACCCAACAGATGAAGGTGTGAAAGATGGGCGTATCGTTAAAAATATAGATGGAAAAACACAGGAGTGTTTCTACATAAAAACAAACGTTCGTAAAACAGAAACAGTAGATTCTTTCGGTGATTTTAAAATAGAAAAACCAATCGACACCGATGATTTTAAACTTTAAGGCGATGTCTTGGTGTTTTGAGAATGACATTAAAATATTTCCAAAACCAATGGTGTCAAGTGGTGCTGTTTTAAAGCTAGTCCTTTCAAATAAGGGTATCGAAAGAATAAGTGATGAGACTTATTCCCCCAAGGAATATGCTAAGAAAACGAATGAGTTATATACTCAAATATATAATAAGAACAATAAATCTTAAAAAAAAATATAATCATGAAAAATACAATACAGATAATTACAGGGAAACAAGGAAGCGGTAAATCTTTTCTTGCTAAAAAGATGGCATTACAATTTGACAATGTTTCTTTTATAAATGGACGTGATAAAATTAATCATTTCTCTTTTAATGAAATTTACGAAGAAACTGATTTAATTATAATTGATGATGTCCACTTTGACAATCTCAGGGGTTATGTTAATTTGTTATATGATAATGAATTAATTATTAATAGAAGGCATTTTCCTATTGAAAAGATAAAAACGCCTAGAGTTATAATCATAACAGATAAATCAATTAATGAAATTGTTTCCGATTCGATGCTAACAAGATGTAGCTTTATAGAAACAAGTGTTGATATTGTTAGTGGTCGCAATGTTTTTAATACAAAGGTAATATGTTAGATAAAATAAAATCATTTCGAGAGAATCAGCAAAAAAAACCACTCTACAAATCGTTAACCTCGATGCGGTCGTTAGCTCTATCTATACAGAGTTATAATATTTTTTACGCAATAAAATTCGCGTCATTCTTTTATTTATTGGCAGAATCTTTTATCCCGAACAGCTACATTCGAATTATTTCATCGTTATTTTTCGGTTTATTTTCTTCAAAAACCATGAAGGATATCGGTATTAACATTGAAAGAGGTAAGGAATGGGTGATTGTTTCACTCGCTGTGTTTGACTTCTTAATGCTGTGTGTAATATTAGATGTGTTTCACAAAACTGACCACATTGACATCTTGAATTTATTAATTTTTTGCTTATTCACACCTTATTTAGGGTATTGGCTAAATCATGTCTTTGTTTTAAAAGTTAAGGAAAATGAAGCTAAGGAAAAAGCAGACACCGAGCAGTTAATAGCATCGTTAGAGCAACGTCTTGTTACTTATGAAATACAAATAGCAGAATTGGAGCAGAACGAAGCAAGTACCGACCATAGTCAACCAAATACCGACCATGGTCGACCAAGTACTGACCATGGTCAACCAAATACCGACCATGGTCGACCAAGCACCGACCAAGTAAAAGCAGCTAATCAAACTGATTTATTAGATAGTATTGATAAAACATGCCCGCATTGCGAACGCATTTCGCCCAGTAAGAGATCAAGAGATTCACACAAAGGAAAATGTAAAATGAACCCTAAAAATATTGCAAAATGAAACAAGATGTGACTAGGAATTTTTACAATGAAAAATGGGCGGAAATACAATTTGATAATGCTATTTCTGAGAGTGAAAAATTTATAATATCAACTTATGGTAGGGTTATAAATTGCAAAAACGAACCTTTTTTAGTGAAAGAATCGTTCACTAATGGTTACCGAAGTTTAGCAGTGAAAAAAGAGAATGGAAATCAAACAGGGCGTTATGTTCATAAATTAGTAGCTCAAACCTTCCTGGACAATACAGATGGTGTTTTCGTGATCCATCTTAATTATGATAAATCGGAAAATCATATCAGTAACTTGAAATGGGCCACTAAAAGAGAAAAGGAAATACACCAACATAAAAACCCGGAATACATTGCGATAATGCGAGGAATTGTAAAGTACAAACCGATCAACGCTAAATTAACGGCAACGAAAGTAATGCGGTTGAAAAAGCGTATTTTTAATCCGAAAAGAAAATCTACAATAAAAAGATTAGCGAAAGAATTTGGGATATCTGAAATGCAGGTTTATCGAATTAAAAATGGTGTTAACTGGGGATATATAAAATATTAATACCGTATGCAAAATAACTTTGCGTACGCTAATCAAGGCGATTTCGCCTATAAGAAAAGAATTATGAAAACATATTCAATACCTCTTAAAGTATTTATAGCTAATTCATTTAATACAGGAACGTGTATTTATTTTAAATTGCCTAAAGGTAAAGCAACATATTCCGTTGAGTTAGATCATGACCTTGGCGTAAAGTCTGGTAAGATAATCGGGTCATTAAATGGTGTAAAATACTTATTTCCAATAGATAAAAGTGTTTCTTGCAGTGGGCAATTTTTAAGAGAAGCGTGGAATTATTGGAAAAAAAGAGGGTCAGTAGATTTTGAAAAATGGTTTAATAGCTAGGAGTAGTTTTTGCCAACGCCCTGGTGTATGTGGCGTATTTTTCCGCAGGAAAATATGCGCTCATACACTTTGTTGGATTTAGTTTATTATTAATAACAAAATTTGATTTAAAAACGAAAATAAAATTATGGAAATTCCAAAAGAAGTAAAGCATTTATTAGGTACAAAACAAGAATTAGGTGGTGGATTATTTAGCGGTAAAAAAGAATTACCTTATGAAGAATACAATGTTCTGGATTGGCGATTTGGTAGCGGGCTAATAATGAACAAAAAAAACAGGTGAAATGCTACATCCAACATTTCAATTGTTGGTAAAAAAAGAAGGAATGAGAGCGAGTAGGTGGACTAGAGGTTTTCCTTGCCGAAGTATAAATTTAGAAAACGAAGATTAGTATTAAAGCTAACGTTTGACTTGTATGAGTAGTAGCCGTAAAAATAATACGACTATTCAATTGTAAAATAATATTAAAAAAAGTAATAGTTTTAAAACTAAGCACCGCAACGGCTATTACTTATACAAATTGTTGGGGTGCGTTTTTCTTATGGAATTGGTAAAAACTAAATTATTTGCAGAGGGTTTAAAGTGTGACTTTATTAATCAATTAGAAGCAATGGGCTTACGAGTAAACTCATTAAATAAGTTAATTTGTAGAAAAGGTAATGACTCAAAGGTTTATGCTTGTGTTAATGAAGAGTCATCTATTTTATTACTTCCTTTTGATTTCGGAATGAACAGTAAACACCGATTAAGATACAAGGAATTAGAGTATGATGAATTTTTAGATTACATCAGAAATAATAAAAGCTCTATAGATGATGGTACAAAAGGTATTGTAAAACCATCTGATTTACAAACCTGTATATCTCCAGAGTCTATGCCTGTGTTAGAAGAAAGATATAGAGCTACTCTAGACAGCAATAAATAATCATTATGAAGATGGTTGCGTAATGCACCCCAACACTAATATATATGTAATATTACACAATACATCATCAATTAAAAAGACCAGGAGTTCACGCTCCTGGTCTTTTTAATTTCATGTTTTGAAGAATTCAATATACATTTCGGAAAAGGGGCGTTTCTATTATTTTTTAAAAGTCCAAAAAAAGAACATAAAACTGTAATTTTGTAATCTTCTTGTATTTAATAACTAAACCCCCTTATTTACAGTAGGTTATGAGATTACAACTTTATTTTAAAAGTTGTAATTAATTTCTAAGATTACAAGAAAGTTGTAATCACTGAAGTCGATTACAAAAATTACAAAACTAAAAACTATAGATTACAATTGATAAAATAAAGTTGTAATCTTAAAAACCCTTATACCATAAGTGTTGTAGCGTGTCTTTTTAAAAGATTACAAAATTACAGTTTTTTGTTGCTATTCAGTGGTTTTAGAATTTTTTACCTGTCCTATTCTAATATTTCCGCCAATTTTATATTTGTACTCAAATGTGAATTAACTTAAAAAGACTATAAAAATGGATAAATTAAAAACATTAACAATTTTTAAACAAATATCAGTACCAGCTAAAAGTGGGTGTAAAAATGAAATGACCGAGATAGTTACTAACGGATCACCTGGAGCTATCGATAAAACAGTCTTAAATTTAAAAAGATTAGGCGTTAATTGCTTTGAAGTTGTTGATTCCAAAAGACAAATAAAAATAATTTACAAAAAGCTTTTTCTGGAGTGAATTACAGTAAAGTAATTGCTAAACTATAAGTTTATCAGTATCTTAGCTTTAAAAAAGAAGAGCCTATGATTACCTTAAATATTCCGATTAAACCGTATTTAAAAAAATATCTAACTCAGAAATATGGAGAGAAACACACCGTGCGAAAATCTACATTACTAGGGTCTATAATTATTGATTTTTAGACAGAACCTACCGAAAAGAGAAAGTAACTTTACAAAACGCTGTTACTTATCCTGTCACGGTACCGAGTTCGGTTGTTCAAAATATTGGATTTGATATTTCTTTCGTTAAATTAAAGAAATTAGAGTCTAGGGTTTATAAAATCTTTTATAACGATTTGGAATCGTATATGAATGTATCTATCGGTGAGGAGTTGAAAATCATTAATGAAAAAAACCAATCTATTAATAAACAAAACAGGATAAAAGCGATCGAGCAATTTTTGCGACATTATAGTATTTCTGAAGATGAAATTAGCGCAGATTCTGTCTATAGAGCAATGTCTCGGATGGCAAAAGTGGACAAGTTCGTTAATTGATAAAATAACAGCACGCTGAACCCCTTATAAGTAAAGGCGTGCAGACTCGGACACTTTTATGAAATAATTATTCTGTCCTAAAATAAAAAAAATGAAAACTAAAATACTCGATGATTTAGAACAGGTTGGTGGCTGGTATAATGTTCAAATTGTGCCAATTAGCGAACTTATATATTGCCCCACATATTAACAAATAAAAATGCTGCGGAAACAGTAATTGCTGAAACTACTACTGGAATAGATATTATGCCTGTTACGGAGAATATTAAAATTACAGAAACACCTAAAAAAAACAAGTCCGGTACTATCCACACGATTAAAGCGGAATTTGAATTAAGAGTTCAATTAACTGAAATTGATAATTATTTTAATCGTTTCAAGAATAATAAGGTTGTTTTTATCGGAACCAAACATTACGGGCAGGAGAAATTATACGGCTCTAAATTATTTCCGCTAGATTTCTCTTATCAATTTGTAAACGGAAAAAAACTAGAAGACGGTAGTTTAACCCGTATCCGAATAACAGGTAAAACACCGCAAAAACCTGTATTTATCAACAGGTAGTTACACTTCAAAATAGCTGTCCTATTTTAAAACAGCTTGTAAAATTATGTTTGTAACGTGCTAATCAAAGTGCGTTACAGATATGAATACAAATAATTTATACTCCTTACTAAACACGAACTGGATGTTTGCTGGTAACAGTGAAACTTCACTGTACCCTTTTTTATTTAATGTTATAAATGGTACTCAGCAAATAACTGCTAAAATCTCACCTACAACATACCAGTTCGCATCTGATTCAGGTGGGATTTCAAATTCAGCAACAGAAAACAGTAACGGAAATGTAGCTGTTATAAAAATGCATCACCCAATATTCAAGTACAATCAAGAGTGTGGCCCTAGAGGTACTCAGTCTATTATGAAGCAAATGGATGCTTGGAAAAATGACAATGCTATAAAAGGAGTGTTATTTGATATTCATTCAGGTGGCGGGCAAGCGTCTGGTTGTTCTGAATTTGCAGAGTACTTACATAACTACCCTAAACCTACAGGAACATATACTAATGATTTTATTGGGTCAGCGGCTTATTACGCTGCGTCAGCAACTGGTTTTATAACGGCAAATAAACATGCTGATTTTATCGGGTGCATCGGTTCGATGATTAAGAAAGTTGACATGGAAGGTGTTCTTGTTAATAAAGGGGCTACCATAGAAGAGTTTTATTCTGATTTGTCGCCCGAAAAAAACCTTCAATCAAGAGCGCTTAAAGATGGTGACTCTAAACCTTTAGTTACTAAATTTTTAAATCCGCTTGCAAAGCAGTTTCACGATGATGTCAAGTTGTACAGACCGAAAGTTTCAGAAAAAGCATTAAAAGGAGATGTTTTTAATCCAGAAGAATCACTACAGGAAGGTTTAATCGATGAGATAGGGACGTTTCAATCAGCGATTGATAAAATACTATCAATGGCTACTACAAATAATAACAATTCAAATCAAAATACAATGAGCAATTTAAAAACGCCATTGATTGAAGCGGCAATAGGCGCGAATTTCAGTGATGCAAAAAATGAAACTGGAATCTTATTAACAGATGATCAGGCAAATATTATCGAAAATAAACTATCAGCAAATGATGCTGAAGTGTTAAAATTTAAAAACGAAGCAACCGCTGCAAAAGATGAAGCGGTTACTGCAACGGCTAAAATCACAGCTTTAACAAGTGATAATACCTTAGTAACAAATGCCGTTCAAAACGCTTTAAAAACAGCAGAAGTTAAAAACGCTGCGACCATGACAAACGAAGCTGGTATTATCGCTTTGAGCAATTTAGTTGCTAAGTATGGAGCGAATGATGGTAGTCAAGGAACAACGCCTTTGCCTTCGTCTAGTAATGATGGAGATACTAATATTATTGCCGGCACAGACATGACTGGTTATTTCAATTCTTAAAAAATTAAACTCAAAACAAAATGCTAAAAGTATCAGAATTAGTAACGCAATTTGGCGATTATTACATCGACGAAGGACAAAATGAAAGCCGCTTATTAACGCAATTGCGCCAAAAAACAACAACAACGCGTCATGCTAAATCGATTATTCACGATGGTGAATTATATCGTTTTGCTAATGTCGCTTTAGGTGAGGTTGTCCAGCAGTTTCAGAAGGCATTTACACCGAAGGGACTTTTGGAGTTTCAGCCAAATGAAATTCGATTAAGAAATATCAAGGCCGATTTAGAGTTGCATCCAGATGACTTGAAAGGAACATGGGCGGGGTTCTTAATAGACAAAGATACAAATGACCGCGGTAAGTGGCCAATCGTTAGGTATGCTGGTGAAAAACAGATCATTCCTCAAATCCATAACGACATGGAACTGAAAGCGTACTACAAAGGGAAGTATAAAGAACCAGTGAATGGTACACCAGGAAGTACTTCAGATGTTATTGATGGTGTTGGAACATTATTAGATGCTGGTATTGCCGATGGATCAATGCAAGTTGTTTCGTTAAGTGGAGCAGTTTCGAAAGCAAATGCTTTTGACATGGTCGAAGAATTTGTTGAGAATTTTGACGCATCGTTGGAAGGTACTCAAATGCAATTATTTTGCGATCCTAAGATTTTACGCTGGTACCATCAAGATAAAAGAAATACACATGGAGCAGATGTGAATTACGATCCTAAAAACCCAACAGTAGATTTTTCTACCTGTAAATTAATCGGACTACCGTCAATGGCTGGTGTAAAGGCTTTTTGGGCAACTCCTGAGGGGAATTTTTTATCTATCCGAAGAAAAAACGGAATGAATAAGCCTGTTTTACAGGATTTCGATAGAAGTGTTAAATTTATGACTGATTGGTGGGAAGGTCTAGGTTTCGGGTACAATGAGTTAGTTTATGTAGCTACGTGGGTTTAACCTCTTAAAAAAGAAAGTAAAAAATGAGTGCAGATAATACATTAATGGCAAAAGCTCAGGAACTTCAAATTGAAGTTCCTGAAAATGCTACGGAAAAAGAAATAGCTGATTTAATTAAAGTAGCGGAACATCCTATTTTAACAGAGAATCTAGCGGAAGCAAACGAAATAATCTTAGGATTAGAAGACGATTTAAAAGCTGAAATTCAAAAAAACACAAAGCAAGTTTCTGTTGAATTATTATTTTATAGGTCTAAAAATAAAGTCACTTATCAACTAGAAGTTTCATCTTTTAGATTTCAGGGTGAGAAGCATATTTCAAAAGAAGTTTATACTAATATTGAATTAATGGAAGCTTTAATTAAAGCTAAATTTATTCACTTAAAACAAATTACGGATGCCAAAAATTAAAATAGAATCAATTGGAGGTCCTTCAGATTGTGAAGTTTCAGGAGGGTTTTCGCATACGGAAGTGTTTATCGCTTTCTTGGAGGATTTTGAAACAGTGCACGCTCCGAAAAAAAGATGCGGACTAGACGCGGCTACTAAGTCGGAAGATTTAGTGACAATAACAGAAGATCATGTTTTCAAAACAGGTTGTGGGTTTTCACGATTTAAAGCAATTGAACAGACAGTCGGATTAGAAACGAATCAAATTGGAGATCCGACAAAATCGGTAGTTCAAGAAAATAAATTAACACTACAGTTACTAGGTTCTAAACCTGAATTGTTAGGAGCGAAACGTATTTACAAAGGACGTGAGTTAATTGTATGTGTGCCGGAATTCGGTAGCGGAAACGTTCGGCAAATTGGCTCGGCAAAATACGCAGCGAAACTTACAGAATCTAGCTCTAAGATAGAAGGAGCTAGTGAAGGTGAAAACACAACGACTTTGGTTTTTACAGATAAACAGATGTACGACGCTCCTATTTATAAAGGGGAATTGTTAAAACAGCTATCGGCTTAATTCTTAAATAAATCAATAAGTTTATATAAAAAACCACTCTATTATGAGTGGTTTTTTTGTGTCCTATTCTAACTATTTGACAATTACCATTTTTACACTATGCAAATAGAAAAATGGTTTAAAAATGGCTGTGATTACAGCGAAGGTGTTTTATTATATATTTCAAAAAAAGGACATAATACAAACTTAGCGCGTTTATTTTCCAGAAAAGAAAGTGTTTATAATTTAGAGAAATTAAAACATGAATTACGGAAATTTACAGATACTGAAATTAAAACAATTGCGGTTCCTGAAAGTAAAACACCGCCAATTACAAGTAAAAAACTACCAGAAAAACACAAAACCATCCGTGGCTTTTATCGATTAAATGAATTAGCTATAGAGCTACATCCTTTATCCATTAAGCAACGAAATGATTTTCAAAAAGCAATTTCTTTAAAATTAAAACTAAACAGCCTGCATGCGTCTGAAGAAGGTATTGCATTGACGTTGTGTTTGGAAATTGAGAATTTATTTGATGCTATTGATACAGCGCAACGTGTTTTAGATCACTACGTAAGTCATAAAGTAATATTAAATATCGAACCCAGGAACTACACTAATTTAAACGCTGCGCAATTACTTCAGGCTCGTAATAATAAAAGAGTAGCTGTTTCAAGGTATCAGACAAAAGTAGCCAATCTCAAAATTGATGTTTCAAAAAAACAAGCAATATCCGTAGCTACTAAAAAAGAGATTTCACTTGGTAAAGCTAAAAGCAAGCTACTCGAACATCAATTAGACCTACAAGTTTTAAATGAATTAATTAATCAACCAAAAAACAGTTAAATGAATGGACTTCAATTAAAAAAGGGGCGGGATTCTTCTTTTGATAAAATATTCGCTTTTTATAAAAATCCCGAAAAATACGAATTAACACCCAAGCAAATAACTATTAAAAATCGTTGGCTTGCTGCGTGGACTTTGAGATTAGAGGGGAACACACCAACAAAAGCTGCTGAGAAATTACAAGAAGTTTATAAAGAAGAAAAACTATCCAGAGCGCAGGCATTTAGAGATGTTCAAAATTCTGAAAAACTATACGGAAGTATTATCAACGCTGACAGAACAGGAAGGATGGCAATTCATTATGAATACGCTTTAGATGCGTACAATAAATCAATGGAAGTGAAAGATTTTAAAGCGGCTAAAGGTTTTTTAGCTGAAATGCGAGAATCTATACCGTTTGAAGATAGTCAGGCGTTTAATCCTGAGAAATTAGAAAACACACCTGTGAAACTTACCGTTGAAAACGCTGTCGAGCAAGCAATTAAAAACCATTTAAAAACAGGGGTTTTAGATTTCAATACTTTGGAAGTTGAAGATGTAAATCACGAAGATATAACTGATGAATAAGTTTTTAAAGATTATTTTAAACGCCGCGCAATTAGCGGCGGTTATCGCAGTAACAGTATCAGGAAAAACAAAAATATATTTAGAATGGGGGCGTGGTACTGGTAAATCGTTTATTCTAGCATTCTTTATAAAAGAGATGGTAAAGCAAATGCCAGGTGCCTCTTTTGCATTAATTGGATCAACATATCAGCAAATCTTATCAAGAACATTGCCGTCAACAAAAAAAGGGTTAGCTCTTTTAGGCTTATACGAAGGTGTCGATTATGTTGTTGGTAAGAATGGAGCGTCGTTAGGATTTGCTGAACCTATTTACGCGCCGAATAAATGGGGTAATATCATTCATTTTAGTAATGGCGCTACTTTTCAGTTAGTTTCTTTAGATAATCCTGAAAGTGGTCGTGGTTTAAATTCTTTCGGCATCGTTTCCGACGAAGCGGCGTTGTTAGATCCAGTTAAACTATATAACAACGTTAAAACAACCAACCGAGCAAAGGAAGCGCGATTTGAGAAGTGTTCAATGCTAGGAATAGAAGTTTACGCGTCGTCAACACCAATAACCAAAAAAGGTAAGTGGTTTACGGATATGGAAGATGTGGCACGTAAAAACCCTAAAAAATACGCGTTTATAAAGGCATCGGCATTAATTAATAAGTTGAATTTACGTGCGGAATGGTTCGAGGAAATGAAAAACGAATCGCCATCTGATTTAATTTATAATGCCGAAATATTAAACATAAGACCTAACGAGATATTAAATGGTTTTTACCCTCAGCTAAACGCTAAGAAGCATTATTATACGGATTATGATAATGAATATTTAGAAGGAATTACAAATGACTACACGAAAGCTTCATTTAATTGCAAGCAAGATAATGACATTGATAACGCTAAGCCATTGATAATATCTATTGATTGGGGAACATTTATTTCCGCAGTTATTAGCCAGAAATTCCCGAATAAATATCGTGTTCTAAAGTCGTTCTGGGCAAGTCAATCGTCGGAATCAAGAGATTTAGAAGACTTGATTAATGATTTCGTTGAGTATTATGCGCCATTATCAAATAAGATTGTGCATTTATACTATGGCCATGATGGTAATGCTAAAGTTAAAAGAGGGACAAACGAAACCTATGGAGATGTATTAGTTCGATTACTACAAAACAAAGGGTGGACCGTTTACGATAAGAGTAAGCGTAAGCCAGTAGCGCCACACAACGATAAATATATATTAATTAACATGATGTTGAAGGCTACCAGTTCGCGCTACCCAACCATTGAAATCAACGAACAAAACAACCCTGATTTAATTATAGGATTGGAACGTTCAGAAGCATCCGAAGGCAAGAACGGTATTCAAAAAGTCAAGAAAGATGAACGTAATTCTAGTATGAAACAGGAGCATACCACTCACTTGCCAGATGCGTTTGACATACCATTGTATTCGTTATATAAACATTTATTGAAGCCTGAAAGAGAATACTGGAGTTTGCCGATCACACTTTAAAGTACCAGGTAAAACTTCATATATCGCTGTTTTCAAAAATGGTAATTGTCAATATTCAAAGGACGGGGCGATTAAGAAGAGCTCTTAAAGAGATTTTTAAATGAAAAACAAGAATTGACTTCTTAGGTTTTATAGGTGTTTCAGCTTGTTTTTGTCTTTAAGAATGAGATTATCGCGTAAAAAAACACCTAAAACACCCTGTTTTTATCTGTAAACGATTCAAAACAGGGTGTTTTTGAAGTAAATACATCTTTTTTTGATACTAAAATCGCAAAAAAAAATGCTGTCCTATTTTAAAAGTTCAGGTTCGCGCAATTTAGCATTATGAAAGAAATATCATTAAAAGCAGCGCTTGCTATTATGGACCAAAAAGATAAAGAAGGAAATGCTTTTCCTTTTGATATTACTTTCAGGTCATTGCAGCGAAACTCAAAAACAGGCGGTCATTTATATAATTATGCTCAGGTCAAAAGATTAAGACCAAAAATAGGGAAATCAACAAAGGCATCATTAATAAAAGCTGTTCAATCTGCGGAGAAAACCAAAAAGAAACCAGATCACTTCGTGAATAGGACAAGAAATTTAGAGCTCCAAAACGGCGAAATTAAAAAGATTCACATCCGATTAATAATATCAATTAACGGTCAAAACATAATATATTAATATGAGTGTAATATTTCAAGGAGATTTTGCAATAACAGGAGGCATGAATAAAGCTGTTGTTTCGTTCGCTAAAAAACCTGAAGACGCAACAGTAACGAGTGTTTTAGTGGAGTCTGAAAATGCTTCCGGAATGGTAGCGGCATGGGGTCCAAATAATGACTATCCGCAGAAATTAACAAAAAAAACAAAACCTGCGGGGTCGCTTCGTTCAGGATTAAGAGTTAACCGAAAAGCACATTATGGTTCTGGGTTTATAATAGTGAAAGAAACCAACGAAAAAGGTAAAAGAGTAATTCAGCAACAATGCTTACATGACTTAGAAGATGTTCATGCCTTTTTTAAACGAAATAATATGAAGCGGTTTTTTAAAGAAATTATCGCTGATCTTGAATACTGGGAACTTGCTTTTCCTGAATATGTTTTGTCAAATGATTTCAAGACGATTAACAAAGTAAAAAGGCAATTTACGGCTGATTCTCGGTTTGAAATAATGAGCGAGAAAAACCGTAAAATAAATAACGTATATGTTTCATCGAAATGGGCAGAAGGTGTTGATGTTGCCTCGAAATTCGTCGATAAAATCACTTTAATTGATAGCGATTTATCCGCGATTGAAGTGAAGGAATATTGCAAAGCGAATAATATTCATAATTTCATTCGAACAGTTGGCTATCCATTAATCAATAATGGGTATTACCCCGACCCGGAATGGCAATCAATAGAAAGTTCGGGTTGGTTAGATATCATCAATTCAATTCCAAAATTTAAAAAAGCTTTTCTAGAAGATAAAGTAAATGTCAATTATCATTTTGAAGTGTTTGAAGAATATTTTGAACGCCAATATAAAGAGGATTGGCAGTTATTTACTCCGGAAAAACGTGAAAGCATTAAAACGGAATTTGTACAAAACTTAGATAAAGCGCTAAGAGGTGTAGAGAATGGTGGTAAATCGGTTATGTCAATAATATACAAAGATGAAAACGGTACGCCTCAACCAGGTTTAAAAATCACTGAAATAGGTAATTCTAATAAAGACGGGGCTTACTTAAACGATACGGCCGCAGGTATTCAAGCAGCATTAACAGCCGCGGGAGTTGATCCGTCATTAATTGGCGCGGGTATTCCTGGAGGACTTGGTGCGGGTTCCGGATCAGACAAAAGAGAAGCTTGGTTTATTTTATCAGCTTTAATGAAGCCAAACAGGGAAACTACTTTGGAGATTTTCGAATTTATTCAAGATTATAACGAATGGGACCCACAATTAATAGGTGCATTTGAAGATACCGTTTTAACAACTTTAGATAAGAACCCAACAGGGACTGAAAAAGCAGCGCAAATATGATAATTAAAACAACCGAGCAACTCCGTGAACAGATATCTGTAAATGGTTCTGTGAATATTGAGAATTTAGGCCCTTATATACGAAAGGCAACCCGTAATTTTTTGAAGCCATTAATCGGAACAGCTCAGATAGCAGTTTTTGAACAAACCCAAACAGACCCGATATTGATAGAGGCGCAGGCACTAGCTAGAGAGGTTGTTGCCAATTTCGGCTATTATTTATACTTACCTATTGGTGCCGTTCAAGTCTCAGATGCTGGTTTTTTTGTCGTAGAATCGGAAAACACAAAACAAGCGTCTGATAAACAATTTAAAGAATTGCAACGCTCTTTTAAAAAGTCAGGGCATGAGGCTTTGGATGATTTATTAGATTACATGGAGCAGTCTGCGGATAAATTTATAGACTGGTTTAATTCCGATTATTATACGGTTTACAAAGGATTGCTAGTCAATAAAACGAGTATTTTTAATAAATACTACTACATATTTAACAGCCGACAAACTTTTGCAGCAATGATGCCAGCAATTAGAATAGTTGAAGATCAGTTTATAAAAGCTGTTATCGGTAATGAATTATTGGCTGATTTAAAAAACAATCAAACCATCCAGGAGCGAAAAGAAGTGAAAGAATATTTGCAGCAAGCAATTGTAGCTTTTACTGTAATGAAAACGGTAGATAATGGAATGTTTGTGCTAGACGCCAAAGGAATGCACATGAAATTTGATGTCTTGCCGTATGAGAAATCGGTAACAAATGTAAACTTGAAAGTAAATGACTTTTTAATTCGAACCAAAGAGAATAAGCGAGTAGCTGGTGAGCAATATTTAAAAATGGCTGAAAAGATTATTCTTGAAAACGCTACTGTTTTCCCAGAGTTTAAAATTAAACCTGTCAGAAATAATTTAAAAATAACGGTTACAAAAGGAATTGTGGGTTTTTAAAACTTGTCCTATTTTAAAAATGAGTTGAATTATATATTTGATAAATAATAAACAAAAATGATACGAATTTTCAGCGAATTTAATCAATACATAAAAGACAAAGTTTCTAGTTTTTTCAAGACAGATTCAGAAATAATAACCTGCGACCGGGAAGATATAACCTGTGATATAGATTAGATATGAGTTTTACGGAGAAAATTAATACAGGAATTATAGCCAACGACGGTAAGGGTGCTGGGTTGCGTACAAACATGCGGATATTAATAGCTAATGACGTTTACCTACGAGAATTACTAGCTTTAAACACCTCTAAACTACTAACTTTTAATAGTCATTTAACAGGGTTGAACACATCTTTCGGTGATCACAATCACGATGACAGATATTACCGAAACTATGAGGTAGATCAGTTTCTAAACGCTAAGCTCGGTATAAATGAAACGGCAAAAAACGCATTAAACGCACATAAACTTGGCAATCATCCGCCTGAATATTACGCAGAAAAAGACCACAATCACGATGATATTTATCAGCTAAAAGATGAAGAGAACGGAGCATTTATAAGCAGTCAAAAGTTATTGATGTCTAAAACAGGAAAAGCAATATTTCCAGAGTTAAAAGGGTCGGGTGTTACACTATCAATCAACTCTACTGGGTCAACAGGCTATCCTTATCAATATGGGTCATCTGTTCACTTTTTTTTCGGTTCAAAAACAGAAGGGAGCCAGAATCTAAAGCTTCGCGCATTTACGTTTTTTAAAGATACACGATCAAATACATTATATCATCAAGGATATGACGATAATGGTGTTCCTAGTGGGTTTAAAAAAATGTTTAACGAGGATAATCTACAAAAATCAGATATCGATAAGTTAAATGTGAACGCCGCTACACTTAATGGCGAATCACCCGATTTTTACGCAAATTCAGCAACCACTTACAGCAAGACAGATGTCGATAATGCTATTCTAACATCGATGAATGAGGTTGTTCAAATGCTGCTAGATAATCCTGATGTTGAAATCAATTCCATTCAGGAATTATTAGCAGAAATGAACACCGCCGATAATGCTTTAATTGCCTCCATTGCTAATAAGGTTAGCTATGTTGTTTCTCAAAGTTTAACGCAAAATCAAAAAAATATTGCCCAGGCGAATATTGGTGTTTTTAATAAATTCTTAGAACTATCAGGAGGAAGAGTTAAAGGAGATGTCACAATTGAAAACTCAAGGCTTTTCTTTGAGAAAACAGGAGTAAGTAAGTTTGGTTTTGCGGCGGATAATCTAGGTATGTATATATATGACTATATCCGAGGTGGACTAGCCGCTCGAATTAAAAATAATAAAGATGTCGATTTTTACGGAGTCACATCGAGTGTCGGCGGTTTTAAAGTAGGCGATAAAGATGTTTACCACAGCGGTAATCTACCAAAACAAACTGTAAAACCACTATCAACAGTAACAACCTACACGGCAAAAGCTTCGGATATTGGCAATATCGTACCATTAAATAACGCAAATACTCAGATTATTTTAAACACCGCATCATTTCCACGTATAGGCGACAAAGCTCAGTACTTCTATAAAGGCACAGGGACTTGTAAAGTAGCAACTTCAGGTAGTGCTAGTGAATTATGTAATGTAAACGATACGCTCGAATTTGACGGACAAAATTCACTGGCAGAAATAACCAAAACAGGAGCAAACGAGTATTTCGTTTGCGGGCAATTAATAAGAGCATAATTATGGGAATGGCAAGTTCAAGAAGATATGGAAGCCAAGAAATTACTTTGACGACTACGAGTACAGATAGTGATTGGAAGGTTTTGTACACGGGAAGTTCAAAGCTTGTTAGCCCGAGTACTGTTAAGTGGAAGGTTTTTGGAGATGTCATTCATTTACAAAATAGTTACGAAGGGTATGATACACCAACGATTGACTTAAGTGGGAACATAGGGAGTAGGGATATTGTGTTGTCGACTGACGCAGGCTTAACCATGGTTTACTTCACATCAAAAGAATTAGTAGCTTTAGATGTTTCTAAAGCTAAAAGTTTAAACTTCCTTATTTGTGATTCAAATAAATTAATAGAATTAGATATTTCAAAAAACCTAAAATTATTTAGACTTAACTGTCTATATAACCCAAACCTAACAACAATCTACGTAAATCAAAATCAATTAGATAAATTAAATGGCGTAATACCAAGTAATTGGAATTGGAACAAAGACGCACACACTAAATACGTACTAAAACAGTAATAAAATTATCAAAAGAAATTAAAACAATGGAAACAAAATTATTATTATTTATGAGCTCATTTATTATGGGCGGAATTATATCAGAATTAACTGCTGATTTTTTAACGGCGAAATACCAATTTATAGCAATATTCGCTGTGGTTGTTTTAGATGCGTTTTTCGGAATTGCTAAAGCTTTTAAAATCGGGAATTTCGAAACGAAAAAGAGTTTCAAAGCTGTTTTTATGCTCGTTGCTTTTTGGGCTTTGTTAGCTACGGTTTTATTTATCGAAAAAGGATTTCCATTTGCTTCTTTTTTATCCGAAGCCATCTTATTGCCGATAATTTTATTTCAATTAATTAGTACCCTTAAAAATATGCAGTTGGTCGGTCTTTTAAATAATAACACGCTTAATAAAATACTTTCAAATATTGATAAACACAAAGAAGTTTAGTTATGAATAGCCCACTGAAAATAATAATAGACCGAGGAAACGACCCAACAGGATTTGGGCATTTCGGAGCAAAAAGAGGTTGGCGAAATGGTAAAAGAAGATACCATAAAGGACACGATATTATTTCCGTTCCTGATGAAAGTGTTACTTCCATGATTAATGGAATAGTTACAAAAGTCGGATATATGTACAGCTCGCCGAAAGCATCACATTTGCGATATGTAGAAGTTACCAACGAGTTATTCAGAATAAGACTTTGTTATTTGGAGGCTTGTGTAAAAGTTGGCGATGTAGTTTGTGTAGGTCAACGTGTTGGATATGCCGAAAATGTGGCTAAATATCATAATAAGAATAAGAAAAAAGGGCAAGCTTTAATGCTTAATCACTTACATGTAGAAATGTATAAGAACGGTAAATTAATTGATCCTAAAAGTTATTTAATATGATATTAAAATGGATAATCTCCACGTTTTGGACAAATCAAAATTGGCTGGGAAAAATACAATCAATTTGCATTGTTTTATTGGTTATTTTGATGATATATTTTAAAGCATTATTTGGTATTTACAAGCATAAGTATATTGCTAGAATAGTCAGCGAAAAGGATATTTTAAAAGTCCAAGTAGATAGCTTAAAAGCGATTAAATCAAGAAATACAAAACAAATTAAAAAGAACGTTTCACGCCTTAGAATCGACAAAAATAAAATAGAAACCAAACGCAAAAAAGATGAAGAAATTATTAATAATTCTAGTGTTTCTGATAAGCAACGTAAAGCTATTATCACAAAGTACGAAAGTCGATAAGGTTGCAATATCGGTAAGAGCTTTTGATTTTATCGTAAAAGATTTACAAAATTGTGACAGCTTAAAAATAAGGTACAAAGACCTGCAGTTTAAAGTTGATGATTTTTCTAAAAGCAATTTAAAGTTGCTGAAAAGAAATGATAGTCTGCAGGAATTAGAAAAGATTCATTTGATTAAAATTAACAATCTGAATAAAGATATCGTAAAAGTAAAAAAACGTCCGAAATTATCAGTTTTGGAAATAATTTTAATAACAACAAGTGCCTTTGCTATTGGATTGGCGCTATAAAATAAAACAAGCATGAAGCAATATTTAATAAAGCTGGGGGGCGGTGTGATATTGTGGAGTGCTTGTTTAATCTATTAAACATGAGAAAAACTATAAATATCCCTACGTCTTGGAATGAATTATCCGATTATCAATTAAAGAAAATAGCAAGTATTATGTATTTGAATCAAAGTAAATTAACTGATGTTAGGATATTTTTTACACTTTTAAATATCCGTTGGTGGAATTTCCTAAAAAAGAAAACAGCACGTATTATTTTAAGAAATGTTAGCTTATCGGAATTAAAAAAACACTATTCTTTTATTTATGAGAATCAAAAACGCACTAATTTTATAAAATCATTTAAAGCAAAAAATAAAACTTTTTACGCACCAGGTGACCGCATTAACAATTTAACGGTTGATGAATTTTCACACGCCGAAGATTTGTATTTAGGATGGATGCGAACACAAAACATAGAGTTTCTACATTATTTAACTGCCGTTTTATATCGTATTAAAGGCAAGGACGGAAAGCGTATTCCTTTCGATAAAACAACTTTAGAGGCTGATGTAAAACACATTTCCAAAATTGATAAAAATGTATTTTATGCGATATTAGTAACATACCAAGGATGCCGTGAGCATTTATATTCGCAATTTCCAATTGTATTTCCGAAATCAACATCAAAAAACCCTAAAGTGCCAAATTCTAGTGGTTTTGGAAAATTAGCATTGCATCTGTCTGGAAAGAAATTCGGAACGCATCAAGAAACCATTAGTACAAATATTTATGTTTTTTTAAGCGAATTTGAAGAACAATTAAAAAACCAACCAAATGCCTAGAATAGATTTTAAAACAATCACAAATTACTTAGAGAATTTAGCAGATGCAAATATTGAAATCGCTTCCAAATACCGTTGGAATGTTACAGAGTTTACAGGTAATTTAAGAAGTGGTATTGCTTTACCTGTAAAATTAATCGATGCCGTAGAAGTGCAAACTTCAGGAAATAACACGCAACGTTCGCATAATAACATTGTAGCTTTTACTGTTTTAGACAAGCCAAACACAAGAACAGGAAATGCCAATGAGTATGACGCTCAAAACGAGGTTTTAAACCGTTGCCAAAATATTTGTTTTGATATTGAAACAAGAATCTTGCACGATGCAACCAATATTAAAGATGCTGATGGAAATAGAAACTGGTTATACGGACGTGTTGAAGAGGGTTCTTTTCGATTTTACAAGATGGGCCCTATTTTTACAGATACTTTATACGGCTATCGTTGTGAATTTGCTTTAAAAAATCAAGTTTGTAAAATTCCTGATGCTTCTAAATGGAATGATATGGAGTAATTAGTTTTATATTTTTTCACAAAAAAACACTCAGCTACGAGTGTTTTTTTTGTGTCCTATTTTAAAAAGTTGCCCGCACTTAAATTGCAATAAATTAAAAGCAAAATGAGTAGTAAAGCTGATAATGATGCTATCAAAAAAGCAGAACGTAAAATAGGAAAAGAAGTCGCTACTGTTGTAACCAGCTATGTACATGGCAAATTGCAAAATGAATTAAATATAAAAGGCAAAGGCTCACCTTATAAAAAAAGTAAGAAAGAGCAATTACCTTTATTAGAAGCTACAAAAGTAGTTGCTGTAAACGGAGGCAATAGGTTATTAGGTTTTTCTTTTAAATCTAATAGAGCTGGTTTCGTGAATCACTTCGGTACAGTTCGAGAACGTACTAAACATCTTGTAACACTCTCGAATGGAACTACTTTCCGAAGAAAAACACATGGCTTTGATTTAAAATCACATTCTTTTTTTGATGATATATACGAGAAAAGTGGTGCATACAAAATACTAGAAGATGGTTTATCTAAAACTAGAACTAGAGCAATAACCTTAAAATTACAAAATTACATCTTAGAAATAAACAAAGAAAATGGCTAAAGATTCAACATTCAATTTAAGAATTGTAATAAACGGTGAAAAAGTTAAAAACACATTGCATGATGTTAAATACGCAGTAGCTAGGCTTGCGAAAGAAGTTCATAAAATGGAGAAAACCGACCCTGAATTCAAAGCGAAGGTTGCAGAATTAAAGAGGGCTAAAGGTGTTTACCATGACATGAGGGATGAAATTAACGGAACAGTTTCCGCTATGGATAAAATGAAAACTAAAATCAAAGGTATTGGTCCTATGATTTTAGCCGCTTTTTCTGTGGGAGCTGTTTTAGAATTTTTTAAATCAATTGCAGATAAGGTAAATGTCTTGATGAAACTGAAAGGCGTTATTTCACAGGTTACGAATTTACAGGGAAACGCTTTAGACAAAGCTACATCAAAAGTAAAATCAATGGCTGAAACCTTTGAAGCTGATACTCAAAAGATGACCGAAGCAGCGCATAATTTCGCTGAAGGAATGGAAATTGATTTTGTAGATGCGTTAGGCAAAATAGAAGATGGGTTTTTAGCTGGTGCTGATGCTAATGGCGAGTTTTTAGATAAATTAAAAGAATACCCTGTTTTATTAAAAGAAGCAGGTTTTTCAGCAGATGAAGCAATTGCTTTAATGTCGCAAGAAGTAAAATTAGGAATTTACAGCGATAAAGGAATTGACGCTATCAAAGAAGCAAATTTACGATTGCGAGAAATGCCAAAAGCAACAATAGGTGCATTAAATGCTATCGGTTTGAGTTCAAAAACAATTCAAAAAGAATTAGCTAGTGGTTCTCAAACAACTTTTGATATAATGCAAAAAGTATCTAAAAAACTATCGACATTACCACCGCAAAGTATAAAGGTAGGGCAGGCAATTGCAGATATTTTCGGTGGTCCTGGTGAAGACGCTGGTTATAAATATTTAGCCAATCTACATGCAATCGACTTAACAACTAATTCCTTAATAGATACTACTAACAACCATGTAAAAGCTAAAAAATTAGAACTTAAAGCAAACGAAGCTTTGAATAATGTTTGGGTGAAATTAACAGGCGTAGGTAGTACTATGAATGTAATGTACAACTCAATGAAACTAAGTTTAGCAAGTTTATTAGGTACATTAACAGGCGTAAAAGATGAAGCCGACGAAGCAAAAGATTCTTTTGATGAGCAAGCAAAAAAAGTAGTAAACCTAAATAAATCATTAACTCCTTTAATTACTGAATATGATAATTTAAGTAGTAAGACCAATTTAAGTAAACAGGAACAAAAGCGTTTAAAAACAGTTATTCAGCAAATTGGGAAAGTTGTGCCATCTGCAATTACTGAGTTTGATAAGTACGGTAAGGCAATTGGTGTTTCTTCAGACACAGCAAAGGAGTTCATGAAAAATCATAAAGCGATGCTGAAGTACCGAAATGTTGAAGTTATTGAAAAGGAAACTGAAAAGTTAGCGGAATTAAATTCAGAATTAACGAATATTAATAAATCCTTAGCTAACAGAAATAAGGCTGGTGATATTGTGAAATCAACACAGATTCAAACCAATAGTCGATTAATTATTAAAGAGACGGTACTTGACGGAAATGAAATAGCAAAGTTACAAGCGAGAGCCGATGAAATAAAAGGAATACAAATTGGTGTTCAGGCAAGTTTAGACGAACATACTGGTGACTACTTGACAAAGTTTGTTGCTACGGAAGTTAAAAAAACTAAAAAAACAAAAGAACAGGTTATTGCTAGGGATGCGCTCGAAAAAACAGCTCGTAAATTCAAAATCAAAAATATTGAAGCCTCTACAGACGAACAACTTCAATTAGAAATAAATAAAATAAGAACTTCAAATAAAGAGAAAGCAATTCTAAACGCTAAAGCAGAAGCCAAAGCCGCAGAAAAAAAATCTACTTTATTAGAGAGGCAAAAAGAAGATGAGCTAGCTTTTAGAGATAGCGTTTTATTAAGTTCGAAAACAGTTATAGAGAAAGAGGTTGCCGCTTATGAAGATAGATTAAAAAAAGCTGGTTTGTTTGGTAAGGATAAAAACAAATTAACTGAGTTGGATTTGTTAATTAAAGAAAAACTAGAAGCCCAGCATCAAGTTAAAGTTGCTAAAATTGAAACGGAGGCTATTAATGATTTTTTAGCGAAAAAAGCGAAAAGTTATGAATCTGAAAAAATCAAAAGGCAAACATCATTTAATAATGAAATAGCAAGTGTAACAGATTTAGCGAAAGCGAAATCTCTTTTAAGTGAAACATTTAGTGATGAAGAACTTGATAAAATGGATTCTATTGAAACTGCTAAAAATGGATTAAAAAGACAACACGAATCTTTAGAGCTTCAAAAACAAGCAGCATATTTTCAAGACTTAATAAATTTATACACTACCGCTTTAAATACAGGGGAAATAGAAGGTGTAAATTTTGCGGATAATATTCTTACAGAAGAACAAAAAGAAGCTTTAAACGAAAAGCTGGAGGAAGTTCGTTTAAAATTATCAGACGTAAATGTAGTTAAGAGTGGTTTAAAAGGAGGTGGTGATGAAGATGCTGAAGATGATTCCGCCGATTCAAATGATTTTGATTTTTTTGGAATGACACCAGACCAATGGGATAAATCTTTTGAGGATTTAGACACAGCAAAGGGGAAAATAGAAGCTGTTGGAGCAGTTCTTAATGGTTTGCAGGATGCTTGGGGAATGTATAATCAATCTTTGGAAGCAAACGAAAAAAAACAATTACAAACCTTAGAGAAATCCACTAACGAAAAGAAAAAAGCTTTAAAAAAATCTGAAGAAGAAAAGAAGAAAGCTTTAAAAAAACAACTAGATGATGGTCTTATTGATAAAGAAAAGTACAATAAGCAAATACAATCTTTAAAAGAGAAATCTAATAAAGAAATAGAATCTTTAGATGCTGAATTAGAAAAAAAACAGGCAGAAATAGAGTATAAAAAGGCTAAAAGAGAAAGAACCTCTGCTTTATTTTCAATTGCAGTAAGTACAGGGATAGGTATCGCTAAAGCCGCTGCCGCTAGTCCTTTAACTGGTGGTTTGCCGTGGACTGCATTAATTGGGGCTATGGGAGTTGCACAAGCTGCATTCGTTATGTCAAAACCTTTACCAAATAAAGGGCATTTTGTTGGTGGTCATACAGGCGACAAAGCATTGTACCACGATGGGCAAGATGGCGTGACAGGACCAGTTCACGTTGGCGAATGGGTTGCCCCAAAATGGATGAACGAGAACCCACGATATGCGCCAACAATAAAGTATTTAGAAAACGAACGAATAAAAGGACCAGGTTATTTTGATGGCGGTCATGTAGCGCCACCACCAACATCAGGAGCTGATTATGATGAGCCAGACGAAACTGAAATATTTGAAAATAATGATTCACCGATGTTACTAGAGCAATTAACCCGATTAAACAATCATTTAGATAACGGTATAATTTCTTACGCCGTAATTGGTGATGATGAAATTCAAGAATTAAAAATTCGTACTAAAAAAATTAATAATTCACGCGAAAACGCAAAAATTCAATAAAATGGCAGTTACACCAGATAAATTAGTTTTTAATTACAAAAAAGGTAACGCATTTCCTCCTGGGCAACCGGTGCGCCTGCAATTTGATTACGCTCACCAACATACAGGGAATATAACGTACAGTTACACAGGATCTGACTGGTTAAATATGCTTCCAGCCTACTTAATGCCAACAGTAAATTACGATGAGTCTTCAGGTTCATCAAAGCATTCGAAAACGGTTTATTTATCATTAAAAGACGTAGAGAATTTAGATGTAGGCGAGTATTCTGTAACTATTAAATTTTACAATAGTTACCCTGATTATCATTTTTCGAAAAACGATGACCGTTCAACAATTATAGACGATTTTATTGGTGAATTAACCGTAGTATTGAATGTAGGGGAAGCCTTTTTGACTATTTCTCCAGGGAATTTAACTTATAATCATGTGATAGGTCTCGCTTCGGTTGAGTCGCAAAAGATAAAAATTACATCCGATAGTGATTGGACTGCAGATTTTACTGAATGTGAATGGATACCTTTAGGTGTTGTTAATGGGGCAGCTGGTACTGATAAAGAATTGACTATTGAAGTAGCTCCGGAACATTTAACTGAAGGTGATTACACGCAGGTTGTTACCTTTACAAATACAGGTGGTGCATCGAATGATGATGATAATGATGATGACAGTGGTGGTACAAATCCCGGTGGTGGTGTGGGTGAAGCTCCTGACCCAGACGGTTACATTCCTTCTGTGTCAACATTAGGGATTTCTACTTCTTTAGAAATCAAACTAGAAGTTTCTTCGGGTGATCAAGGGACTGGGTATTGTACACCAACATACTTGCTTTTTAACTACACCGTTTCCGGTAATTTACCCGCGGCAAAAAGAATAGAACTAAACGTGTCAAAAGAATGGGTAGCAACAACAGAAGATGATTGGTTGTCGCTAAGTAATGCTAGTGGTGATGCAGGTGTTGGTTTTTTTGATGTTTCTGTTGAAAAAATCGCAGGATTTGCAGTAGGTAGATACTCAGGAATTGTTAAGTTAATTACTGGTGATATTGAGCAATTAATTAATGTAATATTAGTTGTGCGGGCGTTTACCAAAGAAACATTATCAGAAAAAACACTCTATTTTTCAGACGAGCAAAATAATATTGTTATTTCATCAGAAGGTATAGCTACTTATTTAGCTATTGATGTTGTTACAGAATACAATAATGAGACGTTTAAATATCCATCAGCAGTTCCTTTTTTTAAAGGGATTGCTAAAAAGAGAATTGGCGCGGTGGTTAATAAAATAATCAACAATGAACCTGATTTAGTTTTAGATACAATCTCTTTAAAAACACCCTATTCACCTGCTTTACTAACGATTGATGTTCAAGAAGCTGAAGTGTATTCAGATAAAGTAATTGAAGGTGTTAAACTAAATAAGATACCATTTGTAAAAGGAGTTACGCCTTTTGATAATTGGCTTAGTGATAATACTAAAGAAATGTATTTAACCAATAAAGGAGTAGTTTCTTTTAATTTTTTCAACCCATTACTAACAGCAGTAACTGAAATAGAAATAACAGGTTCGATAAATAAAACAGTTACATTCCCTGCTGTTTCGAGTTATTTTAATAATGTTAAAATACCTTTAAATTTATTAGATTTAAAAGAAGGTGATGCTATTATCATAACAGCACACAATACTATTGTAACCGTGTTTATAAAACCAAATACTCCAGACAATGCGCTTATTTTCTGGGAGAATAAATGGGGTGTTTTTGATTCGTTGGAATTTACAGGCGATTTTTCGGAAAAAGACAATTACAAATCAAAAGATTTTAGCTACCGAAAAGACCATTTAACCACAGAAACAAAAGTGTTATCTGTAATAAATAAAACCAATTTTAAATTAAATACAGGGCCGTTATATACGTATGAAAGTATTGAGGTTTTGAGTAAAATGTTAAAATCAAAAAACATAAAATTAATATATCAAGATGAAATTATAGCTGTAAAGTCAACAACAAAAACACTTTCACGCCCAAAGATTTCAGAAAACAACAAGTCTTTTAATTTAACGTTTGAAAAATTAATAAAATGATAGAGTTTTTAAGTAAAACACCAAAATCATTTCGTTTAGATTTGACAGATGTGAATATTACGTTAGTTGAAGAGAATCCGATGTTTTTTAATTATTTCGTTAAAAAATATACCTGGCCCTTTTCAAAGCAATTAGATGATAAAACTACCGCTGCTTTTGGTTTTTTAGACCTTGACAACGTAATTAATTATGCTACTAAATTTTACGGAACACTAATAATTGATGATGTGTTTAATGAAGCGTATTTAGAGATATCGCAATTAAATAACGGTAAAATGGAGGGTAGTATCTATTACGGAGTAGAAACAAACGCGTTATTTTCTAAAAAACTTTCAAAACTTCCATTTAAGTTAATTTCATCAGGTAAGTTGTTTGTGCACGCAAAAAAAACCATTACAAAAAGTTATCCTGAGGTTGGTTATAATTTTCCGATGATTATCGATACCGAAAAAAAGGAAAATAGTAATTACGAACAGTTTGAAGGGATTGTAAATAACTTTAAAGATGGTGATTTTAAGATAAATGATAGTACTGTTGTTGATGGGGAGAAAGTAATTAACAATAGGAACTTGATTGTTCCGATGCCTTATTTAATGGAGGTCTTAAAAGTTGGTTTTTCTAGTGAAAAAATTATTATGAACGGTAGCTTTGTTAGTGATATTGCAAATAATAAAGTTTTACTCTATACAGATAAAATACTTGAAAAGTTTTATTCAGGAATACCAGATAGCTTTCAGTTTACCACAACAAGTGAGATTATTAGAGGTACCGATGTTGTTGCTGAGCATTATCAAACATTTCCTATTACTCAAAAAGCAAACTATGAAATAAATATAAATACTTCTATACCTGTAAATATCGAAGTATTAGATTTTAAAGTCACTTACGGCTCTCTAACAATTTACACATCTAAAAATAATTCAGTAGATGAGAAATTGTTTATTAATTCAGAAGATGTTGACGAATCAAAGTTGCTTCAATTTACGTTAACTTTAAGTAAATTCTACTTCGGTACATCTGTAGGTATCGGTGATATTTCAGCCTACAATAATATTTCTTTTGATTTAACAGATGGTGAATTAAATATATTTCCAAATACCTTTTCATTAAGTCAAGTTATGCCAGATATTACTTTTGGCGAGTTTTTAAACAAGGTGAAAAATTGGCTAAATCTCGAAATTACTTTTGATAAGAACGTAGTGAATATCAATTATATTGAGCAAAAATTTTTAGAAACTGATTTAAAAGATGAAAGTCATTTAGAGCCAATAAATGTGAGTAGGGTATTTAATCAGAATAAATTATATGAATTAAAAGATCGACTGAATGCGTTGTATATTTCATCAGATGGTTTGCAAGATGATAGTCAAGGTTATAAATCGGAAGATATTACAAGTATTGATGTAGGATTCAAAAAAATGCGACGAACCTCTTTAAATGGTGTTTTTACAGCAACAAAAAGCAAAGATGATAAGTTCGCTTTTCTTTTATACGATGGTCTTGTTGATGGCAAACCCCTTGCAGTTGATAATATCGGCGGTCGAAATTTCACACTTACAGAAAATTACGAAAGGAATTGGCGAAAGTGGTTGCATTTTCGTTTAAATTCGGAAACTTACAAAGATAAATTTCCAGCGCATATTTTAGAGGATTTCCAAATAAGCGCTGGACGTTTTAAGTACAATAAAAAGCATTTGTACAAATCGATTAAGAAAAAAAGAATATCAAATAATCATTGGCAGTTAGATATTGAAAGCGAAACGATGCTTTAAAAATTTAATTTTGCACTTTGAATATTGCCAACAGCTTTTAAAATGTGTTTCGGTAAATATTGTTCTGTTTGCGAAATTGAATAGTGTCTGGCTTGATTCTTTACATCTATTGTAGGTATTCCTAATTGTAAATAGTTTGTAATACCAGTATCTTTTAAGGAATACCAATGATACGTACTATTAAATTTCAGATGTTTACGTGTTTTTATCCAAACATCTGAAATTTTCTTTGGATTTAACATTTCGGTTCCTGGTTTAAAATCATCCGCGGAAAATAAGTAATCGCTATTATTAGCTGTTTTTAAATGAATAGCTAGGTCGTTTATCAACTCTAAAGGGATTGTAACAATTTGCGATTTTCTGTTTTTGCTAGCTTCCGCAGGTACATTAATAATTCCGTTTTTTAGAACAACATCAGCAACTTTTAGTTTAGTAAATTCTGTTCGCCTAATTAAGCAATAAAATGCTGCTTTGCATAATGTAGCATACGAATGATTTATTTCTGTTAAGTAGTTGAATATTTGCTCACGAGCTTCTTTTGGAATAATTGTTCGTTTTTTGTCACCTTGTTTTATTTTGCTAATTAACGAAGTGAAATCTACTTTTAAATACCTTCTTTTAACTGCCCATCTTGTAAATACACCGATAAATGCAAGGTAATTATTGTGTGTTCTTGCTGAATTATTTCGTTCGTAGAATATCATGTCTAAAAATTCACGACACAACCCTTCTTTAAAATCAACAACAAAACACTCTTTTCTATTCGTTTCTATCATAAAGGCTTTCATATTGCTTATGTAACTTCGGTACGCTCTTAAAGTATCTGAACGCAATGAGTCTTTATCAACCTGTTGTTCTATTTGACGAATATAAATATCAAAAACATCAAATAATTTAGTAAATAATTTAGTGTTGTCATCTTGAATAAAAGGTGTCCATCCGACCTGAAGTTTCTTATTTAAATTAGCTACGATATGTTTGGCGTGTTTACGGCGTTCACGAATATTTGCCATTGGTTTTACCCGGTGACGCTTTCTTTTCAGTTGCTTTGTTGGGTTTGTTTCGTAAGGGTCTTTTGCGTAAAAGATGATTTCCCAACGGTTATTTTCTTTTAATTCCGCAGGAACATAATCAATAAACGGAATAATATTTTTTGAAGTTTGGCTTTTTTGCAT